AGATTATATCAAGAGTTCGATCATCTATTGATATTAGTGGGCGTGATGCAACTAAGCTAGTCCGTACTGCTGTGATGACTGTTGCTAATCAGGCGCGTTCTGAGGTGTATGAGCAAAACAGTGATGTGTTAAGTAGCCTAGAATGGAGCGCAGCCCTTGATAGTAGAACCTGCCCTGAATGTGCAGTAAGAGATGGGAAGCGTTGGGATATAAATACTCACCAGCCTATTGGTGGGCATAGTATTCCTTATTCTGTTCCTGCACTCCATATGAACTGCCGCTGTACATTATTGCCTATAACAAAGACTTTTCGTGAGTTGGGCATTGATTTAGATGAAATGGGAAGTGGTGCAAGAGCATCTGCTGAAGGAGTCGTGTTTGACAAATCATTCAAAGACTTCATGGACAGGAAGGGCAAGAGCTTCACCGATGAAGTGCTAGGAAAGGGTCGAGCAGAAATGTATCGGTCTGGCACAATAACATTCAACCAACTTCTTGATCTTCGTGGAAACGCGCTATCACTTAAACAACTACAAGATAAATATTTATGACAATAATTAAATCTAAAGAAAAACCTAAACAACCAATCCAGCCATCCACTCGCATTGAACTAGACAAGGAATATAAAAGACAGATTGATTATTTAAGTCGTGCGGCTAAATCTAAGGGACGTTAATATTAGCTAATGCCATATCTCGACTCACGCTTAGCTAATACACTTTTGATTTCACTCATCTTGTAATCTCTTTTCTTTCTCTAGTAGTCGCGCATAATAATCAACTTGCGCTTGATGTATCACCACTTCTTTTTCAAGCCCTCAGTATCCCAATCAACTAAAGAGAGGCTGGAAATTCTAGCATTTTTTAAAAACTTTGGCATTTTAAAAAACTTCATCATTACCAGAAACTTTAGCATTTCCAAAAACTTCAGCACTTTCAAAAACTTCAGCATTGCCATAAACCCTAGCAAAACCATAAACCCTAGCATTTCCATTAACTTTAGCATTACCATAAACTTCAGCATTTCCATTAACTTTAGCACTTTCAAAAACTACAGCATTACCATAAACTTCAGCACTTTCGGAAACTTCAGCATTACCGGAAACTTTAGCAAAATCATAAACTACAGCTTCATCACAAACTACAGCATTACCAGAAACTTTAGCATTTCCAAAAACTTTAGCAAAACAGGCAACTTTAGCAAAACCATAAACTACAGTATTCCCATAAACTTCAGCATTCCCCAAAACTACAGCCTCATCACAAACTACAGCAGCACCAGAAACTTCAGCATTCCCCCAAACTACAGTATTCCCATAAACTTCAGCATTCCCCCAAACTTCAGCATTGCCATAAACCCTAGCATCACCAGAAACCGAAGCCCATTCAAAAACTTTAGCACTACCATTAACTTCAGCATTGCCATAAACCCTAGCAAAACTATAAACCCTAGCAAAACCATAAACCCTAGCATTTCCATTAACTTCAGAACTTTCAAAAACTATAGCATTCCCATAAACTTCAGCATTACCGGAAACTTTAGCAAAACCAAAAACTACAGCATTCCCATAAACTTCAGCATTACTATAAACCCTAGCGTTCTCCGCAACCCAACAATCGCCTTTATCTGACAAGTTAGAGGTTTTTTCTATGAAACCACCTAAGTCCCCAGCTTTAATCTTACCAAAGTCTTTAGCGGCTTTTATTCTATATAAGATCTTTTTACCAACTAAAATGGCTTCACTGGTTAATTCATATTTCATAATATAGTTCCTGTATTAATTTAAAGTAGCTTCAGCAGTCACTTTAGTCAGTATTCGGCTAAAATCACTAAGATCTTCCAAATAATTGTAATTAAGCCCTGCTCTAGGGCTTGGTTAATCCGCTCCCACTCATTTTTTACACAGTAGCAGGGCTTCATCTTTAGAAAATCCCGCCTCCATCAACGCATCGTAATTAACCTTCTTCAGCTTCGCATCGAGCTTAGCCATCTGAATGATCTGAGGCAGTTGATCCCATGCTGTTTGTATGGCAGCATCACTCATATATTGTTTTGCTTTATTGTGTACATTACTTTGACTCATTTTCTTATCTCCTTTTATGTCGTTCACTTTCTACCCAATAGCTGATTATCATCACGCAGATCAAGAATGAAAAGAACATAGTGGCTGGTACAACTATTGGAGCTGTGACTACCCACCAGCTTATATCTAAATCACCGGATAACTTCAAAATAGCCATAATGACCGAACTGCTTAATATTATATTACTTATGCTCATTTTGCACCTTTTCCCCAAATGGTGGTAGCCCCCATGCTAGGCATGAGCAGGCGAGTGATACCGACAGTGGTATAGCTATACTGTTAGGTAGTGTTTCATACTTGCGTAAACTAATGCGTGACACACCAATTTTTTCAGCCAGCTCTCTTTGTGACCATCCATGATCGCAACGGAACTGTACGAGTTCTCGTGATGTCATAGATTTTCAACATCAAGACGACAATATCTGCATTTATCTTTCAGCATTCGAGCAATCTTTTCTTTTAACTTTATAGCGTCACTCGTATTCTTTAGATCTATTGATGCGCCCGTACCATCCTCATAGCTTATATTTATAGTGTAGCTACTTAGTGATTTGGTGTATGTTATGAATTTAATACTGTCCAGCACATATACCGCGTTGTTAAGTTCAATGACCATTCATGCTCCTTATTTGTTATAAAGTTGTAATTGACGGTTTTATCTTACGCTTACAAAAGTAAAAAAACAATCTATTTTATAGTGGTTTTTGTATAATATTTTACAAGGCATTGAAATATATAATATGTTTGTGTTATTTTAGATAAGTGGCGTATAATCATAGATACAAAGATAGGTAAGCGTGACGTTTATCCATCTGATTTGTGAAAAAACATTTGAAACTGTGAGAGTTAAAAATGGCGATAGCACTACAATTGTCTAGCCTAGATGGCGTGGACGAAGCAGTAAAGGGTTTGTACGTTGAAAAAGATGGTGTTTTTGCACTTGATATATCTGGGATGCCGGAAATTCCTGATGTGACAGGTTTAAAAACAGCATTAGCAAGTGAAAGGGAAGCATCTAAATTAGCTAAAGCCGCTGAGAAAGCAGCATTAGCAAACTTAGACGGTGTGGATCTTGAACAGTATAGGTCAATCATGGCTAAGTTTGACGGTGACGAAGAACTAAAGCTAATGGCTGAAGGCAAGACTGATGAAGTCTGGAATAAAAGAAAGGAAAAGTCTGATGTTGAGTGGCAGAGAAAGCTAGATGCTGAGCTTACACACGTACAGGCAGAAAGAGAAATAAATGCGGTATTAAAGCAGAGAGCTTTACAAGGTGAATTGTCCTTAAGTTTTGCTGATACATTTCATGAGTTCGGAAAGCGCGATGCTATTCGAGTTGCTGGTGATCTATTTAGTTTAAATGATGATGGCAAGGCGGTTATGGTTGATGGTGATGGCAATATAGTCATTGGCAAAGATGGTAGCACTCCATTTTCACCCGCTGAATGGGCTAACTCCGATGATACACGTAAGGCAAATCCCCACTGGTTCAATGCAAGTGGTGGAGGTAGTGGGTTAGTACAGGGAACTGCTAATAATGGACAGCAAAATGATATGTCTGGGCTATCTCGCGTTGAGCGAATGCAAAGACAACTAGAACTTAATTCAAAGAAAAGGTAAACAAAAATGGCTGCTTTAACTCTCGCAGAATCAGCAAAACTAGAAACGGGTGATATGTTACGTCAAGGCGTAATCGAAGCTTACTCTGGCTCATCCGATGTATTAGCTAACTTGGCATTTGAAAGTATCCCTGGTGGATCACTTACTTATTTGTCAGAGGAAGCATATCCTGGTGTTGGCTTTCGTGGTGTAAACGAAGCTTACACAGCAACAACTGGGGTGCTTAACCCTAAGACTGAGACATTAACAATTGCCGGTGGTGATTTAGATGTTGATAAGTTCATTATCGCTACTCGCGGTGAGCAGCAACGCGCTGTTCAGATTGACCTTAAGACTCGCGCTTTAGGCTTAGCATGGACTCAGAAGTTTATCAAAGGTGATAACCAATCTGACCCTCGTGAATTTGATGGCCTTCAAACTCGCTTAACAGGTGATCAGAAATTCCAAGCAGGAACAACTGCTAACGGTACTGCTCTATCTTTAGGCGTAATGGACGAAGCGATTAGACGTACATTATTCCCAACAGCTATTCTTATGTCTTCTAAAATGAAGAATAAGTTCAGAGCTGCTTCACGTACAACTGCTGTCGGTGGTTATATTTCTTTCGATAAGAATGAGATGGGTGCTGAAGTAATGTCTTACGGTGGCTTACCAATCTTGACTGTTGACTTAGACGGAACAGGTAGTGAAATACTTGGTTTTGACGAAGCTGCAACTTCTGGTACTGCAACAGGTTCAAGTATCTATATTATGAATATGGGTAATGATGGTGTTCAAGGTATTCAGAACGGTAGCATCATGACAACTGACTTAGGTGAGTTAGATACTGCGCCTGTCTTTAGAACTCGCGTTGAATGGTATAGTGGTTTGGCTGTTTTCAACGGCAAAGCGGCTACTCGTATCTGGTCTATCGCGGATTCCGCTATCACTGCTTAAAGGAGCAAAAAAAATGGCTAATCAATATTCACAGTACACATACGATAGCGACCTATCACTAAAGGCGGCAGGTTTAGTTGCTTCAAGTGCAGATGGCGCAATCTTAGACTTAGGCGATGGCTTGTTTGACGGCTTTATTGTTGTTGACGTATCTGCAATCGAAGTTGCTTCTGGCGATGAGATTTACACAGTCTCAATCGAAGGCTCAACGGTTGCTGCAATGACTTCTCAATCAGTATGTCTGGCTAAGAAAGTATTTGGTAACGTAGTTGTCCCTATGGATGATGCTGTATCTGCTGCTGGCAGATATGCTATCCCTTTCAGAAATGAAGATGGCGGTGAAGTTCAGCGTTATATTCGTTTATCTACAGTAGTACAAGGAACTATTGCAACAGGTATTAACTTCTCAGCGTTCGTAGCGTCAAGAGCTTAACGTCTAAACTGAGGAAGGGGCGGTAACGATATCCATTCTTAGATTGGATTGTTACTTGCCCCTTTTTTTTAATTGTTTTTTGGAGTTTTAATAAAATGTCTAAAGTATCAGTGTTTGACCAAGATGGTAATGAGCATATAAAAGAGCCTGTTGACGCTAGAGAGTGTTGCAATGTCTTAGGATATACCATGTCCAATCCAACAGAAGTAGAAGCTAAACCTGTCGTAAAACAGAAGACTAAGCCTTTAGCAAAACGTGTTACACAGCCTGCTTCAGAAGTCTAAGCGACTAAAATAGAGATTTAATAATGTCTATATCGGATGCTCAGTTCACCTCATGGCTACAGGATAATAGTGCTGTACGATGTATATTGGTTGATGTTGTAGTCAATATAGCTGCAGTTGAGACAACGCGCTACCTATCCACAACAGGCTATGTAACAACGGGTGCTGACATCCCTGCCAATACTGATTACCTGCCTATAATAAAAGGAGGTGTAAAACTTACTGAGTCACTGGATATTGAATCAAAAGCAAGCCTTTCATTTGGCGATATTGAGCTATTAAACCCTGATGGTGAATATGACTCATGGTTAGATGATGTATGGGTTAATCGGCAGATACAGGTATTCATAGGCGATGTTAGATGGGCTAGAGCCGACTTCAGGCCTATCTTCAATGGCATAGTCACAGATATTAGTAGCAAAAATGCATCAAAGTTAAATCTTAGTATTAGAGATAAATTACAGCGTTTAAATACACCTATAACAGAAGACGTTCTGGGTGGATCGACAGTCAATAAGGATAATTTAATACCTGTTGCTTTTGGCGAAACCTTCAATGTTAGCCCTTTATTAAGTGATGCAGCGACTCTTGAATATCAAGTTCACAATGGTGCGATAGAGGATATTATTGAAGCGCGTGATAATGGCGTACCTGTCAGCATTACAAAAGACATTGCCAATGGCAAATTCATATTAAATCAAAACCCAGCAGGGACGATCACTGCGAGCGTACAGGGCGATAAACCACTAGCCTACACAAACACCATAGGTAATTTAGTTGAGCGACTAGCGACAGGCTACGGCAAGGCAAGTGAGAGATTCATTGCGAGCGACATAGACTCTACTAACTTTACGGCTTTTGACACAGCTCATCCTCAACCTGTAGGGATATACTTTAGTGGCAGAACTAATGTTCTAGCGGGTATTAGTAGCCTAGCATCAAGCGTTGGCGCACAAGCGGTTATGAGCAGGGCTGGCAAACTAAGACTGCTGAAAGTAGATCTACCAGTAAGCGGTACAGCAACAGACATAACAACAGATGATATAGAGAGCTGGTCATTAAAGGTTGATAAACGGATATCTGTTAGATCATCAATTAAATTAGGTTATTGTAAGAACTATACGACTCAGAGCAACCTTCTAACAGGAGTACCTCCAGATAATAAGGTATTATTTGCTGAGACATGGACAGATAGATCAGCAACTGATGTTGCAATAGCCACAAAGTATAAGCTTGATGCAACACCTGATAGAAAAGAAACATTATTACTAGTACAGTCTGATGCTGATGCCGAAGCAACTCGACTATTAAACTTTTTCAAAACCCCAAGAACAACATATTCATTCAAGGGCGGTACTCAGCTAATTGAACGTGAACTGGGTGACAAGATTACGTTAACTCACCCACGATTTGGACTTAGCGGTGGAGTTGATGGCATGATTGTTAAGATACAAATTGATTGGCTTAAATTCAAAGTAACAATGGGAGTAATTACATAATGGCTACCATTGTTAATAATAACGACATAATATTACAGGCGACTAGCCCTCGGATAGTCCCTATTATCACGGTAGTTGACTGGGAAAATATTACGGACAACTCAGGAACACAACCTACTGACAATGCTGATGTAACAGGGAGTAATACGGCTTTAGATATAATAGGGCAAGGCGATCTTGCTTTACTCAACTCTGTTGATACAGCACAAATAGTTAATAATGCAATAGAGTCTTTAGCAATTAATGCAGGAGCTGTTACAGCGTCTAAGCTTGCTGTTGCTTCTATTGATGCACTAGGAAATTTAAACTCCAACTCTGTTGATACAGCGCAGATAGTTAATAATGCAATAGAGTCTTTAGCAATTAACGCAGGAGCTGTTACCTCTGCTAAGACTGCGATTGCCGCTATTGATAGTACGTCAGGTAACTTAGTTGCCAACTCTGTTACATCCTCTCAAATAGTTGCAGGGTCTATTACAGCCGCTGAAATTCAGACAGGATCTATCACATCTGCTTTGATTGCTGCTAATACAATAGTAGCAGGTGACATATCAACAGGAACTATTACAGCAAGTGAGATTGCTGTAGGCACTATTACAGCAAGTGAGATTGCTGCAGGATCTATTACATCCGCTTTGATTGCCGCCAATACAATAGTAGCAGGTGACATATTAACAGGAACTATTACAGCCACCCAGATTGCTACAGGCACTATTACAGCAAGTGAGATTGCTGCAGGGTCTATTACAGCTACAGAGATAAATGCTAACTACGCATATGTAGGCAACCTAAGTGCAAGCCAGATTACTACAGGGAGCATAAGTGCTGATAGGATATATGGTGGTACTATAGTTGGAAGTACTATATCAACTAATGGTTACGTTAGAGCTAGGGGGGGTGTTTCCGTCCCAGGTTATAGTCCTTATACCGCAGCAGGCTTGTTTAATGACTCCGGATATCAGCAGTTTGGGTTAGCGGGTATATCTAAAAATTCCAACTCAACTAATCATGCCGGCTTGCTAGGTATTGTGTATTCAGATACCACGACAGGTACTGGCGTTAAGGGAATTGCCCAAAAATCTAGCTCTATTGGTGTATGGGGTCTTAGCACCAACGGAACTGCCTTACGTGTGGATGGTAAGATGGTGAAGACAGGTACTGAGTGGGTGCAAAATCTCAATGCCGACAGGGTCGATAACTACCAGGCAGGTAACGCTAGTATCAATATACCAGTATCAAATGGCTATCAATGTACTAACCTTAATGCTCAATATCACGGGGGTTACAGAGCGGGAAGAAATTATGGATCTTCATTCATCCCAACTATAAACTCTGGCAACGGTATTATGGAGATCGGCAAGTATATTGACTTTCATAATGATACCAGTGCCGCAGACTATAATGTACGTATATATAGTAACTCCAGCACCTTCGAGGTCATTGGCAACTTGCATTGGTCAGGTACTGCTTGGGGCACATACACTTCTGATATTAACTTAAAAGATAATGTAGCTACTATAGTAAATGCGTTAGACGCGGTTAATGCCCTTAGGGGCGTAACCTTTACAT